AGAGAGAAAGAAGAAAGATGGCGTATTTACAAAGTAACGTACCGTATTTTAAAGCATGGGTAAGACGAGAGTACACAAAGAATTTTATAGAGTATCAAGGAGAATTTTTACACGTAATGGTTATAGCTGTAACAACAATGCCGAACCGAAGTCTAAGTTTCCAAGTAATATTTACTGGGTGCGAGACTGACGACACGGATGAGCCAAACGTACATGGTGGAGCCATGTGGGCTAGAATGCCTATAACAGCGTTGGTTGCTGATACCAGTTACGAAGAGTGGCCCACAGAGATGCCACCATATATAGCACAACCGTGGGATTGTATGTCTCACGATCATTCAGTTTACGTATTGAATAGAGCTACACCTGCCCCTTGGATAGCCAAGGTAGACGGAGAGTTCTATCCTGCAAAATACTATTTTACTGTGGACTACACAAACAGTGAAGTAGCGGACGATCCTGCCCAACACAAACAGAGTCATGTTCTTGAACTGTTAGATGCAGGAGAGTATACAGGTAACATAGTAGCGTTACCTAACAATCGGGTTCGGGTTACGCACCCTGCGTGGTTTGAGGTGGGCGAAGGCGCACCAGATTTCAGACCGAATCAACATACTTTTCATTCTAAACAGAACCACGAATACGTGCTAGACACTAAACGTGTTTTTAATAATTTATACGAGGAGCAAGAAGATGATTAAAAAGAAGAAGATGATGGCTAACGGTAAAATGGTCAAGAAGATGATGGCTGGCGGTAAGATGGTCAAGAAGATGGAAGCTGGAGGTAAACTTGTCGGGGGTCAGGCTAAACTAGATAAGAATAACGACGGAAAAATATCTGGTGAAGATTTTAAGATGATGTACGGTGGTGGCATGACCAAGAAGAAGATGATGGCAGGTGGCGGTGTCAAGAAGAAGATGATGGCTAAAGGCAAGATGGTTAAAGGCGGAGCCACGGGCGGAAAGAAAAAAGCCAAAGTAAGAGGCGCAGGTATAGCACGAAAAGGTGTAAGACCAGCGAAAATGGTGTAAAGACATGATGCGTAGATACTATAAAAAAGGGGGCAAGATATGCCCATCAGGTAAAGCTTGGGCTAAACGTACATTTGATACGTACCCAAGCGCCTACGCTAATATGGCTGCTTCTAAATACTGTAAAGACCCTAACTATGCAAAGGGTGCGAAAGGCAAGAAGAAAAAGTAATGGGCGCTTTAAAAGATTGGGTAAAACAGGACTGGGTTCGTATCGGGACTGACGGTAAAATAAAAGGTAAGTGTGGTACATCTAAAGATAAGAAGAACCCTGATAGGTGCTTACCACGTAGTAAAGCTAATAGCCTTAGTCAGTCTCAACGAGCTACCACAGCCAAGAAAAAGAAGCGTGAAGGCTCAAAAGGTAAAACTGTGGTAAAAAACACCAAACCTGCTACAGTAAAATTACGAACAGGCGGACTTGCAAGGAGAAGAAGGTATGGCTAAATCTGAACAAGAACTAAGAGAGAAGTACTTTGATGACGACGCACTTCAAAATACTATAAGTTTACAACAATTTTTCATACAGCAGGGACGACCCGATTTAGCTGAACCTGAGAAAAAGTTAAAAGGTGGGGGACTCGCCCGACGTAAACGAGGTATTGCGCGAGGTTGCGGTGCTATAATGGCGAACAGAAGAAAGAAGACACAGTACATATGACTACTTCGGGAACTACAGCATTCAACATGGACTTCACAGAGATCGCTGAAGAAGCGTGGGAACGTGCAGGTCGTGAGATGCGTTCTGGATATGATCTAAGGACTGCCCGTAGATCTATGAACTTACTGACCATAGAATGGCAAAACAGGGGTTTGAACCTCTGGACAATAGATAGCGCAACGCAAGCTGTTACAGCAGGTACAGCGCAATACACACTTCCCGCAGACACTATAGACCTACTAGATCAAGTCATACGAACAGGAGATAGTGGTTCTGGGGGTCAGTATGGTGACGGAGGATCTACACAATCTGATCTCACCATAAGTCGTATTGGTGTGAGTACCTTCGCTACTATCCCTAACAAGTTAATACGTGGTAGGCCCATCCAAGTATGGGTTGAACGACTACGTGATGCTCCACGAATAAACCTATGGCCTGTACCTGATAAGTCTTACAGCTTTGTATACTGGCGACTACGACGTATGGAAGACGCAGGGAATGGTGTAGAAACAGCAGATATGAACTTTAGATTTTTACCTTGTCTGGTGGCAGGGTTGGCGTATAACATAGCTATAAAAACACCTGAACTATCGGGCAGATTACAGATGTTAAAAGCTGATTATGATGAGCAGTACAACCTTGCAGCGGGTGAAGACAGGGAGAAAGTGTCTGAACGGTTTGTACCACGAGTAGGGAGGATCTAGTGACTGTAGCATTTGCATCTAGCAAAAGAGCAATAGCTGAATGTGACATTTGCGGGTTTCGTTATAAACTTAGAGAGCTAAAAAATATAATTACTAGGGGTAGAGACACTAATATAAAAGCGTGTCCAGACTGTTTTAGTCCAGATCACCCACAAAATAAACAAGGTATGTTTCCTGTACGAGATCCTCAGGCAATACGTAATCCACGTCCTGACTTTGTAGGGTATGAGCAGAGTAGAAATTATGCGTGGGGTTGGAACCCTGTAGGTGATGGGCAGAACAACTATGGACTAAGTAAAAGTAGTAGTCTAAAAATGCTTAGTGGTGTGGGATCAGTAACGGTGACAACATGAATTATACAGAGTTAAAAACAAACATAGCAGATATATGTGAAACGACGTTTACAGATGCACAGGTAAACATGTTTATACAGCAGGCTGAACAGAAGATATACAACACCGTTCAGATTCCTGCTTTACGTAAAAATGTTTCGGCTGCAACCACGTCTAGTAATAAATATTTAGCCCTACCCGCAGATTTTTTATATCCTTACAGTATGGCTATATATACGACAGCAGGTAACTCATATTCTTATTTGTTATATAAGGATGTTAATTTTATGCGTGAAGCGTATCCAAATCCTTCTACAACAGGTACACCAAAGCACTACTCACAGTGGTCAGATGGCTTCTTCATATTAGGACCTACACCTGATGCTGCATACAACGTGGAGCTTTATTATGGTCACTATCCAACATCTATCGTTACCGCGACCACTACATTCTTGGGTGATGACTTTGATTCAGCTTTGTTAAACGGGGCATTGATAGAGGCTGTACGGTTTCAAAAACAAGAACCAGATGTTATACAGAACTACGAGAAACTGTACTTACAATCAATTACGTTGCTTAAAAACGCATATGAGGGTAGAAATGTTACAGATAACTACAGATCTGGAACGTATAAGGTAGAGGCTAGTTAATGTTAACAAACGCAATAAAAATGGGTGAGAACTTTAGTGTAGATGTAATAACCACTGATAATAGAGGTTTAACTCCTGAAGAGGTAACAGCGTTATGTTTAGATAAGATAATAGCTGTAAGTGATACAGCGCCACCTGCTATAAAAGATCAGGCGCAAGCATTCCGTGGTCATCTAGAACGTGTTATACTAGAATATATGAAGCAAGCTATACAGCATGATAGGGTGACAATATATAATGCAATAAAAGACGCAGGACATGACAAGCTTGCAGAACACATAAGGAGAATATAATGGCTTTTTCAGGCAACGCATTATGTAATTCATTTAAACAAGAGTTACTAGAAGGTGTGCATAACTTCAAAAATAGTGGGGGGGATACTTTTAAACTTGCCATGTACACAAACTCCCAGGCTGGTAACGATAATTTAGGGGGAAGTAGTAGCACTCTGGATGCTACAGTTACTGCGTATAGCACATCAGCATCAAACGAGGTATCTGCTACTGGAGACTATAGTCAAGGAGGTGGCACGTTAACACGAGTTGACCCTTCTCTAAAATCTACTTCAACAGCTACAACACAGTTTAGCACTTTAACATTTTCTAGTGTTACTTTGACGGCAAGGGGGGCGTTAATCTACAACTCAAGTGACTCAAATAAAGCTGTGTGCATTTTAGATTTTGGGGCAGATAAATCAGCATCCAGTGGTACGTTTCAGATAAACTTTCCTACTAATGATGCAAGTAACGCACTGATAAGGATAGCATAATGGCATTTGTAATTGCGGATAGAGTTAAAGAAACTACCACTACAACAGGC